TAACTACCTCCTGACACACGAAAATTTGTCAGAGTATTTTTGAAATATTTAACTTCTTTAATATTTTTTTTTACAAATTCAATTATTTGGTCGTTGTATTCATTTGTATATGTATAATATGGAGGAAAAGCAAATGTAATTTGACTGGCAATACAATTAAAATTAAAATTATCAATTATGTATTCCTTCTCAACATTAACTAATACATCTATTGAATAATATTTTGAAAGTTTTAACATATCAATTATTTGATTAATTCTATTTTCAATAATACTTTGCACTTCAACAAAAATTTTATTTTTTCTAAAAATGTGAATGTTAATACCAAATACCAATATTACGTTCTTGAAAAATTTTTTAACGTCATTAATTATCAAATTAAATTTCTCAATAACATTAATCAAATTATTTGAATCATCGAGATTCCCCTTGTTATTAAAACATTCTAACACATCTGTCGCAAACTTTTTTTTAAATCCATTTAAAACTAATTCCAAATAAAGTTCATCATCTAATAATCTGTTAAATGCTTGTTTAAATTTGATGAATCCTGTATTAACAAACAAAGTTTGGATATCTTGACTACTATTATCATCTTTGACATAATTTGTTAGTCTAGTTCTTTTTTGATCACAATTAAGTTTCTTCCAATAAATGCTACCAAACAAATCACCTCCTATTTTGTTCATTTGAGTTTCGGTTAATTTATCTGGAACATTATCAAGTAAATTATATATGAAAGCATTTTCACAAGATATTGGTATTAATTGATAGGGAATTTTATTTTCATTCTCTGACAATATTACTGTATGAATTTGATTCAAAAGTTCTTCATATTCTGAATTGTCTGGGTCCAATATAATTTCATCAGTTTTGAATATCATTTTGTCGCATTTATTTACTAATATTAATAACTTTGTGACAATACCGAATTGACTTTTATTATATTGAATTTGCTCAAACACTAATTTAAGTATATCTGCTTCATCACTAGTATTGAGAGCACTTTTAATGTCTATCAAGTAAATAATTATATCGTATTTATGAAAATTTTTTCGAATATATTCATAGTAAATTAATTTAGTATCAATGTCATTTAATCCTGGTAGATCATGAATATTCAAGCGCAAATTGTTTCTACAAGGATGATTAATCAAATTATTTATAGTTATAACATTATGATAAATTTCTTGTAAATCATCGATACTGTTAATTTTTCCCATTGAGTTTTTATTTGAATCAGCGCAATTTTCATAAATATTATCACTCGCGTTAGTTGATTCCATGTAAATTTGGGGGCATAGCGTCGTTCTTTTGATTTTTGTTTCTCCATAATGGTTTGAAAACAATGCATTGATAAAAGTTGATTTACCACATGATACTGAACCAATTAAGGCCACATTAATTTCGTAATATGTTTTATTCATTGTCAATTTATTATTTTTACTTATTAAGCTCATAATAAAAGGCATATTCATTTTTATTTACTTTCTGTCTTGTGTAACTAGTTTTATTAACAACAAAAAGTAATGTAAGGTATGACGATATTTTGTGTTGTAAATAAATTAGTTGACAATGTATTTAATACCAAGGCGTTACTTTCCTCACAAAAATTCTCAATTTAGAATAATTTTTTATCATTGTGTAACATTTTAACGCCTGAATGCATGTTCTGGAATATGTTTATGCTGTAATTTGGTTTATATCATAGTAAAGTAACAACAAATGCCTTATTGTAATAATTTTTATTTGTTGTTGGTGTATTATGATATGGATGTTACAACATATGTGTTTTTTTATCGAAGTTAAAATATTCAAATAATAATATATATCACAATTATGAATAAAAGCAGAGACGTAAAAAAAATTATTCAAAACACTTTAAGTAGTGGTAGACCATACCCGAGACCTAAGGACAAATGCGACGTTTGTAATGAACCGGTTATCCTGTGTTGGGGTCAAACTATGACACCATATTGGCGTCATTTATCAATATCAAGTTCATCAGATCATAAACCGAATAGTGAATCTTTTAACCATAAGTTTTCTAAAGAAATAATAATCAAATATTTATCAAGTGGAAAAAAAATTACTTTTAATCACGAATGTGAACAAACAATCATAAATATTCCAGATAGAGCAACAACATTCAAAGCAGAAGTAAGATACAAAGATTGCATTTTTGACATTGGTTGTTTAGATGAAAATAATAATTTGTTATTTGGAATCGAAATATATCACTCACATAAAACTACTAATGTTAAATCAAGAAATGTAATCGGATGGGTTGAAATTAAATCTGAGGAAGTTTTGAATGCATTTGATAACAAGAACTTACCGGAAAATGGAATAACATTTACTGATTGCAGAGAATTAGAATGTTGTAATACTCAATTTAGTAAATATACTATGCGAGAAATTGGAAAAGAATTAGGTTACATTATTGAAACTGGTAATTGTAATGGAAGTAACATTGTTTCAGCAGTTATGAAGGGATATTATGAATTAAATTATTACTGGGACTCAAATAATAAAAAAGATTATTCTCGAAATAAAAAATTATGGGATGAATTTTTAAATAGAAAAAAATGTTTGGCTTGTGGAAAGAGATGTGAAACAGATATTTATAGACCTTTGTGTTTAAAGTGTTTTAAAAAGGAAAAGAATGATGAGCTAGAAATTGAAAATAATAAAATATCAATTGACAAGGATTCCAAAAATAATTTGAGAAAACAATTAAAATGGTTAAATGATATAGAAGGTAATTCTCATCAGCATGCAAAATGTAATTTTTGTAAAGGTAAAACTGATGGAGCAAATAATGATGCATACTCGGATTATTACGATGATTGTTCAAATTATGTTAAACAATACACTTGGTGGTATGGAGATAAAAAAAGGATTTGTACAGTGTGTTTGGATGAAGAATGTAAGAAACGCGGTATTGACATTAATAAAAAAGTAGATTTTCCAAGTAATGAGAAAGTGAAAGTTGCGAGTAAAAGTATTCCTCTTGGTGGCAGTGTTTTTGACGATGACGTATAAATTTTATTCATTAAAGGAGAGTCTCGTGGTTTTTCATATTTGTTTGGAATTTTTATTATTTCTAATAATTAAATTATTTAAACATTGACATCAGCGTTACTCTTTTCATATTCTTCTTTGTAATCTTCTTCATAATCTTCATAATCTTCATATTCATATTCTTTTGTGTTTTCATTATGATCATAACTGCTATCTTCGTTAGTCGTACTATAATTATCTATAATTTTTATATTATCTTTCGATTTAGTTGGTTGTTTAACCTCAACGTCCGTGTATGTATCTTCATTTTCATCATCATCACAAAAATCCCAATTATCTTCATTTAATTTTGGAATCCAATATCTAATGCATTTGGTTCTATCACTCTTGCTTTCAAAACAATAATTTTTTATAAATGGATTAGTTTCAAAATATTCTTTAAAATATGATGCATTTGTTGCTCTCTTTGCCGCTTTTGATAAATTATAATAATATGAACTTTTTTTAAATTCGCCAAAAATATTTTTCATCTTTAAAACATTTTTTGGATCATTAGTCAACATATAATTACTCTTGAACCAACCTAAAATTGGGCAACTTTTTTCTAAATATTCATTTGTTCTGTCTTGTATTTGTTGAGGTATAACAAAATCATTTTTTTTGTAATCTTCATATGCTTCGAATAATACTTTGAGTAAAGCGTATTTGTGTTCTTCTTTAAATTGTGTTGTTTTGTAATATGGATTGGCAATATATATGTGATTTTTTTCATTAATTTGTTCTTTTTTAGTCGTAAAGTGTGCTCGGAATAATATATCAATTATTCTTTCAGCATCAGCAACCTCAACTTCCCCAGCTAATTCAGGTTTTTTATTACATTCAATTATAAATGTACTACATAATTTTTTCGTTGTCGATGTTTCTCTATGACCTCGTGAACTAAATGTTCCTCCACCAGTTAATTCTTTTAAAACACTATTTTCCATTTTACTATTGGCGGATGGTTCTCTAAAAATACATAAGCGTTTCATGTGCATATTTGCTTTTTCTGGATTTGAACCAGTTTTATTTTTTTCAAATAAAATAGCATTGTTACAAATCATACCATAATTACCTAATGCAACTAATAAAAGGTCATGTATTACACCTTTACCATTTCGTCCACATCCGTTCGCTATAAAAATTCTTTCAATACATCTACCCGTCAATGCAGTAGATAGTATTTGCAAGTAGAATCTTCTCTCAGATTCTATCGGCATAATTTGTTTTAACAAATCTTTAACAGTTTCTATTTGTTTGTCAGTTGGTTCCTTCCAATCATAACCACATGTATAAGTAACATAATCATCATATTTAGCTGTTCTAAATTCATTTTCGTTTAGATCCATTACTGTATTTTTAAAACAAAATAGCAAATCTTGCGTATCAAATTTAATATCACTATTTGCTCCATATTTTTTATAGGCTTCAACTATTTCTTTTTGTATTTTTACATTACGAAGTCGATTTACTTTATTTTTATACATAATTAATTTTTGTGGTGATGTTTGCCAATATACATTTTTAAGTAATTTATTGTAATACACAGAAAGTTCATTACTAATGTATTTACATAGTAAAATCGGATCATTTAACCAATACTTACCATCATAACAATATAATGTATACGTCTGAAGAATTTCATCGTAAGTATATACATATCTATCTTTTGCAATATTCGATAATGTTTCGGCAATGTCATCATTTTCTAATCCTAATTCGTTATTAGCCATTATTTTTATGTATTCATTGAGATTATCTTTTTTAGCCATCCAATACACAGTTCTAATAGTGTATCGCTTTATTTTAGTAGATTCAGAATCTATGGTATGACCAACATTTTGAATAGCTTGTTCAAGCTCTTCATCAGTCATTGCCGTTCCAAAAGAATTATATTTTTCTCTGGTTTTTTCAGTTCCTTCATAATTAAGACCTTTGGATGAAAAATAATTAAATATGTGAAATCCATCATCGTCATAAATACTTTTGATTGCCATACCGACAGTAATCCAATTCCAATATTCATTGAATCTAATTTTATTGAAACATTTATTAAATAACTTTATTAATAATTCATACTTAGTCTTGTGCGGGCTTGCTTGAATTTTATTTCTAATTACATAAATTGGTAT